CGCATAGTCCAGAACACCGGCCATCTGAAGAGCGGACGCAACGTCCGAAGAGCAGATGACGATGTTACCCTTGCCGCGACGAGTGTCTTTAGCAATCTTGTTGGCTTCACGCTCAACTTGGAACATCAGGCCCTTGAACTTCTCAGCCAACCAACGACCGTTGGAGTCAACGTCGAGGTCAAAGACGCCAGCCGTGGTCGTACCTTCCTGGGAACCAGGCTTGCCGGTCAGGTTGATGGTACGGATAACTTCACGGTTGATTTCTGCAAGGATTTCCGTGGAGAGGATGTTCGAGAGTTCAGTCTCGGCGTCCAGGCCATGGATTGCCTTCAGGTCTTGTGCCAGTTCCAGCGAGTACTCAGCCTTCAGAGCACGGCCCTTTGCAGTGACCGCAATCTTCTCGATCGAGAACGCCATTTCAGGGAAGGTTCCGGTAGCACCGAAGCCGCCTTCAAGAGCAGCAGTGGAAGAACCACCACGGAAGTTATAGAGACCCAGCTCAGCAAGGTTAGCGACCGAAGTCGAGTTACCTGGAACGCCGCCGACATGCTTGTTGCCGATGGTGTTAGCTTGGTTGGAGGAGTTGGCGTCCGTAGAGAAGCCGGTGTTTGCTTCGTTGTAGAAGGCTTCAGCACCAGCTTGGTTTGCGTACTTGGAACGCATTGCGAAGATCAGGCCGGTTGGACCGGTCATTGGCTGAACGCCGCAAACGTCATAAGCCATCAGGTTAGGCATTGCACGACGAACCAGACCGATCAGGACTGGGTCGAAGTTATCGACCGAAGAACCGGTTGCGTTCGTTGGAGCAGCTTCGCCCAGGAGGCTCTGGCCGCCATTAGCGGTCATCGCCATGGAACCAACAGCAGATAGTTCACGCTCGGTGTTCTCAAGCAGAACAGCCGTTACGCGACGGCGGTGATCATCCTTGATGACACCTAGATCAGCGTGGTCCAGCAGGGGTCCCCACTTGTTGTTCAGGTCTTCTTGTAGCATTTTGGTAGACTCCCTTTAGAGGTATATTCTAGTTTATTTATAAAAGCTTGGTTTCTAACGCGCTTCTTTGTCGCGTTATTTTGGACGAGACGTACGGGAGATTGCATCCATGTAACGGGCAACCTGTGGGTTGACGTTAGCTGGAGCAACTTCTTCGATCAGTTGATCTTCGGAGATGGCAGGAGCCTCTTCGATCAGAATGCCAGTGGAAGGCGTAGCCTTCTTCGTGACGGATTCTTTGATCTGGCGAAGCTTCTTGGTGTAGGTATCCAGGTCATCAGACTCAATGCCCTCAGCGAGGGTACGAATGCGATCGATCTGGGTAGCAGCGAGACCAACAGTCTCTTCAGCGAAGGTAGACTCAACACCTGCAACGAGCTTATCTTCCTTCAGGGAGATAATCTGCTCTAGGGCTGCATTCAGTTCAGTCTCAAGGCCTTCGTTGACTTCAAGCATCTCAGCGAGGACGTCTTCTGCCTCATCAGGGATGTTTAGGTTATGCTCAAGGAACAGGTCCTTCATTTTGCCCATGAAGTCTTCAGCGATTTCAGCACGCAGGCTGACGTCGATAGCAACTTCATTTTCCATGACCCAGGTGCCAGCAGCATAATTGAGGTAGGAATCAACCTGCTCATATAGGCTGTCTGTCAGTGCGGAAACTTCTTCTTCCAGAGTTGCGGCATATGCCTCTTCCAGAGCGTTAGTCGTTTCAGCGTACTTAGCCTCAAGCTCTTCAGCCAGGGCAGCAGCCTCAAGGCCGACACGTGCATTCACAGCGGACTCGAACAGAGTCGTTGCTTGGTCACGGAAGTCTTCAGAAAGCTCATCGCCGAAGAGAGAGTCAAGCTCTTCCTTGGTGACAGTCTTCGTGGCAATAGACGCCTTGTTCTTTGCAGCTGCACCACCATCGATTGGGTTGGTAGGCTGTGCAATAGAAGCAGCGAAGTGATTCAGGTCTTCATCAGACATGTTTGCAGCAGCGCTAACCAGGTTAGCGAGGGTTGCAGTACGAGATGGCTTGGCAGCGATCGTTGCGGCAGCAGCGGTTTGCTCAGCAACAACCGTTTCGTCATCACCGTCCATATCAAGTTCGTCGAGACCGATGTCTTCTAGATCGAGATCTAGGTCGTTGGCATCAATTTCGATTTCTGGGTTGTTGTCTTTAGGCATCGACAGCTCCTTTGGGAATGTTCTGTTGTATTTATAAATTACTGATTCGTATGGCCAGACAGGAGCGCTTCGAAGATCTTCATCTTACGATCGTTGTCTAGTGTACGTGCAGCAGCGTGATTTTCGATGACCTGGACGGCCGTCTCTAGAGTTGCCTGCTTAAAGATACCATTCTCCCAGATCCACTCGACACCTTCCATGATACCTTGAACGAAAGCATCTGGGGCGGATGGGTCTGCGACAACGTCAGCAGCGGTTGCGAGTCGGAAGTCATTCTGAACTTCCATGAGTCCGTTCTGGGCTTTTAGCGTACCCATACCACGGGAAGAAACACCAAGGCCAGCACCTTCTTTAATCAGGTTGCGAACGATGTTACCCATCGGCGTTTCCATGATCTTGGCTTTGCCGATGTAGTTGTTTCCATCCTTGCGGAGTTCCTTGATCATGTGCGAGACACGGTCAAGGTTAATGGCTGGACCAGATGGGTGACCAAGTTCGCCATAAGCACGGTTAGCAGCGATCGACTCCTTGGTGTAACGAGCAACCTCAGTCTCAAGAATTTGAGACGGGTACATGCGACCGTTACGGTTCTTGATGCCGCCCTGCAGGAAGACGCCCTCGATAAACAGGGATTTCTTTCCATCCTCGCCGGTGGCTTCTTCGATGTACTGAACGTCCTCAGCGATGTCTAGGAACAGCTTCATTGTGGTAGTCTCCTTAGTCGGCTAGATATTCTAGACGGGCATTTTGCTTCTGTACCTCAAGGACGAGGAAGCCCTTCGAGGCAACGACGCTGCCTTCAGGTGGAATAAGTGTCACGGAAAGATCCGCAGCGATGTCTTTATTTATGGGCATTCCAATGCCAGCAAAATCGATGAACCCGGTGGAGTCCAAAACAATAGCCGTATTAGACCCACGCTGAATGTGCCAATATGCACCAGGCGTAGAACCGTAGGTTGCCTGCGTGATTGTCACGCCTGTGATTACTTCTTCCTCGATGGCAACGTTGCTGACCGAGTTATTTCCTGCGATGACAATGCCGGAAGTGTTGGCGTTGAAATGGAATACCGCAGATACGTTCTCACGGTTGATAACGATGTTGGGTGATACTGCCATTAGTTAGATCCTTGTGCGTCTTTGTGGAAGTTATCCACGTAGTGGTCAAAGCTTTTGGCTCCGAGGTGCTTGCGAGCAGCTTTATCCAGGTGGTCAATTACTTCATGGTGTGGGATGCCCATTTTCCTAACTTTGTTGCTGATCGCTTCGAAGCCATCAGAGTCAGGATAGTGGTTGCCTACTTCAGCTTCGATGTGACGAGCAATGTGGAGAGATCTATTTTCCCTGGCTTCTTTTCTAGCAATGGCCGAATCCACCTTAGCAGCAGCAATGGCTGCCTTAGCAGTCGCCCTGGCCTTTTCCTTGGCCATACGGGCCTTGGAAGCTTCTAGCGAGTAGTAAGGAGCTTCATCCAGCTGGACGTTTTCCTTCAGTTCAATTGAATAGGCGTGATGCGAATTATGCTGATCGATGAACTTTTTGGCCGCAGCTTTGTGATCATCAGTCATGTTGGTGAAGGTGGCAGTATTATCGTTACCTTGTCCACCTTCAGCTGACGGTGCATTGCCATGCGCAGCCATATGTTGGCGTAGAGCTGCGCTTACATTGGAAACGTGCTTGTTGAACTCGTCATGGCCAGTCTTGCTACGAATGGCGATGTGGCTATACGTGGTTTCTTCGTTGGTCAGCTTGCCTACAGCCTTGGCAATACCGCCAATGCGCTTAGCAGCTTTCACCCGTGGAGCCTCAACATCGTCAGACGTGGTTTTGAGGGCTTGATGAACGGTGTCTTTGTCAGCATATTTCATGTGACGGTTGGTGATACGATCAACCTCGTCACGCTCTGCCTTCTTCGTACCGTATTCCACAGCCTTGCTTGCTACGTCATTCGATGCTTTTTTGATATAGGATCCGAGGGTTCCTTTGGAAAGCTCGGTGATGACT